TGCCTTTATCTAACTTATTACCAATACCACCAGCATTTAATGCGTTATTCATAGCATCCTCAACGGCTTTATCTGTATTACTTTTTTTCTTATCGGAATTAAATAAATTATCTCCCCAATTTTTCCCCGTGTCCCAAGCCTCGCCCAAAGATTTCATTTCCATTTTAGGAGCTTCCCAGTAGTCAGCAGGCGCCTCTCCTACCCAATCTTTTAAACCTGATTTTAAGCCTTTCAAGTCACTGGTAATAGATGTACGATAAGCAATTTCACTACCTTTTCCAACACCAATTTTGGCAGCAATCTCCGCTGGTAATAAATCAACGAACCAATTCCATGCCTTAATAGCACCATTAACAGCACTAACTATTGCATTTACAAAGCTTGTAGCGAAACTATCCCAACCATTTGTCATTGAGATTATGGAATCTAACACATTGGTCACAAGATTATAAAATAATCTCTTCACTGAATACATCGGGTGTTTCCATACATTCACGAAAAATTCAACATAAGAAGCCCACATATTCCATAAATAAGCGATTACATTATAAATTGCTGACCCCAATACCATGAATGCGCCTGCAATAATTCCAGTAGCACTTATTGAAGTACCTGCGAAGTGATTTATTGCAGCAACAGCAAGATAAATTATTGCAATCAAAGCAATAATAGCTAGTACTACCCAGACTATTGGATTAGCAGCAAGCGCAGCATTCCAAGCCCAAACAGCTGCAATTTGTATCAATATAGCTGCTCGCGCTAATGTTAGATAACTAACTAACACAAGTAAGGCACTTCCTACACCTAAAATAATAGGGCCAATCCATTGCCAATTATCATATATAAAGGCACCTACAGATGCAATAGCATTAAGCGCATAACTAGCGAGTGTAGCAACTAATTGTAATGATTGACCAGCACTTTCTCTAAATGCTGCAAATCGATCACTGTTAAATATATTGTTAATATGCTGTAACACATCTTTAAATGCCCATAATGCTTCATTTTTGAACGAAGTCCATATTTGCTCAAAAGTAAGAGGCATTGAGTTAAATTTTTGGTTGATGTCATCTGCCGCAGCGAACATCGCATTTTTAACAACACTAGCAGTCAATTCTCCATCTGCAGCCATTTTGCGAATTGCACCAATGGAAACCCCTAAATGGTCAGCAATGTTTTGGATAATGGTTGGAGCTGACTCAAATACGGAGTTTAATTCTTCGCCACGCAATACTCCTGAACCTAGCGCTTGGGTTAATTGTAAAGTTGCAGATGCTACCCCTTCTGCATTTGTTCCAGCAATACCAAATTGTTTGTTTAGCAATTCCGCGAACGCAACAACCTCTGTGGTATTTCCGAATGCGTCCTTTGCATTCATGCTCAACTTACCAACTAAATCTGCGGTTTGAGTATATGGAGCATAGGAACGTTGTGCAGCATCAAAAATTTGTTGCTGTAATTGTTGCACTTCGGTTAAACCACTTGTATCAACTTCTATATTGGTGGAAATAGGATCTACTTTTGGCATACTTTCGACAGCTAAGTTTAGTCGTGCATCAATATTAGTCATGTCGTCAGATAATTTGACGATATCACCAATGGATCGTAGAGATAAATAAGCTGCGACAATGCCCATTATTTTTCCTAATAGTCCATCAGCCGCACCTGTACCATCTCTTATGTGATTGTTGAATTTTTGTTGAGCATTATCGGCATCGCGAACTTCATTTTCAATTCTATTTAATTGATCAGCGGTTCTTGCTAACTCTCTCCTAGCAATCTCAATACTAGATGTATCCATCATGTGACCAGATGCAGCGTTCATTGCTTCCATTTGGTTAACCATCATTGACACAGCATTATGCATTGCGCGTATTGGCTGACTCAAACGGTCCTGAATTTGAATTGCTGTTCGAATTGTTGCCATTACCTCACCTCTTTTAGACCATAATAAAAAGCACTCGATAAGGAGTGCTACTCTTCAATGGTATATGAACCATCCGGTTGTTTATAATGCTTTGTGTTACAAAATGGACATTTCACTTTATTTCCTAGCATTTTAAATTTCTTTCTACATTTATGACACTCTGATGATTTTGACATCCCGACTTTTATTAATGCAAAAAAGAACATAGCTATCAACAAAATAATAATGAGCGCTAACATCAGTATCCCTCCTTATACACAAATATACATAATATGGAGAAATAACACTATATCAAATTAGCATAACTCACTATTACTTTACCTTTTCCTCTTACCATTTCCTTTTGCCCCTCGTTTCGCCTCACGATCTGCCTTTTCATCTGCCGCCATTTTAATTTGTACAGCAGCTATAACAAACGCTTTTTCGTATCTTGGTAAGTTATCAAATTCAGACGGCCACTTTTTCAACTTATGTAAACAGTAGTAAGCTACATTAGCCTCATAGTCGCCGTCCTCGATTAGTTTTTTGCTTCTTCTACAATTTCGTCCATTCCAACATCAAAACCATTGATTTTCTGAACAGTAGCTAAGTACTCGTCATACTCTCCTGGTAACAACATTTTTTTCAACAATTCTTTTGCTCCCATTACTTTATATGAGTCTTGTAACGCCTTATCATTAAGATTTGGGAATACAGTACATCTTGCAGCTAAATCAGCTAAATAAGCTGTATAGTTTGTTTCTGGAATCAATACACCTTTTTTACCTGGTACCGGCATACGCTTTGTATTGTCTTTACGTAATTGGTCATCTTCTTCAGATGTAATCGCTGCAACTTCCCATTCCATAGGTTTTTTTGTTTCGGGATCCACAAATCGTTTAGATACTACTACCTTTTCGTTTTCTGGTTTTAAAGCGTTTTGCGATAAAAATGCAGTTAAGTTTGACATTTATTTTCACCATTCCTTTGATTTTTTTGTATTTTAAGAAGCTCTCAAATAGAGAGCTATATTAAGATTGCATAGTGTCTAAAACTGTGTAGAGTTCAGGTAGTTCGAACGATTCAAAGGTAAAGTCAACGCTATCCTCTAAATACTCTGCATCAGCATCTAATAATGCCACAATCCCACCATCCATATTACAGTCCTTTAAAATTGTTGTTTGACGCCCTGCTGCTGAAGTCTTATCCTCATTTGTTACTTGAATATCAAAGTAAATATCCTCACCAGTTTCTTGATAACGATGTAAAAGCTCTCTAAACATTGAAGAATTATAATGGAAAGTAGCTGAACCCGTTCCTTCGCCACCAGTTGATTTATTACCTTTACTAATACGGCCCATGATAGGAACTTGAGTTTTAGTTTTATCCCATCGTGCTTCGAGATTGATTAAATTTGCGAATAGTTTACGATTTCCTTCAATAGTTACATATGCTCGCCCTTGTGCTCCATGGATAGCATCTTTAGCATGCATCGTTAAATCTGCCATATCTTATCCCTCCTTAAGCTACTGTTGTTGTGATATAAAGTTGTGACATAGCTACCGTAGGAGTCACGACTTCATTTACCACAACAGCTTTCTTTGTCTCGCCTTGCGCAACCGTTAGTTCATCTTTGTTATAATTTTGGATTGCTCGAATTCGTTGCATTTCTGTTCGGTGAGTACCAATGTCATTCCACAATGAGATACGGCCATCTTGGTCATTTGGTACTTGTCCTAGATAACGAGTGTTAAACAATTGTGCTGTATCGATTGCAATTTGGTCCAATACACGGATAACTTGGTTCAAACTGAAATCATCATTCTTTTCACCTGTGAAGGATGTAAATGTATTCACATCTTCAAGAACACGTATATCATCACCAACACGATGGAATACATATTTACCACCTTTCAGAAGCGTTGATAATTGAGTTTGTGTCTTTGTTTCAGACATGTCTAATGTAAATTCACCATCATATTTTTTATTGGTATTCGATTTATTCACAGCTACACCAGCTTGTGCACCAGTTGCCCAATATACAGCTCCAAATACTTCTTCATCAGTACCGTTTGCATCGTTTTGAACATCAATAACACCCTCATGATCAGCAGCTCCAAGTTTGTGCCCCACAAGTTGAAACTTACCACCCACTTGATCACGAATGCGCTTTGTATACTCTACATACAGCGATTTAATTGAGCTTTCAGATGATAAACAGCCCAATGTATTGAAGCCATATGCCTCTAGTGCATCCAATGCTTCTTGGTGTGCGCCACCTGTAATAGCCGAGCCATTTGAACCACCAGCTAATGGTGTGCCCGCTGTAACTGCTAATGTGGCACCTGTTTTAAATACCACATAATCATTTGCTACTAAATCTGCAGCAGTAGCAACAGCTATTTGTTCATCTACTAGCACATTTTTTAATAGTGTTTGAACATCAAATTTTGTTGGTTCATCTACGTTGGCTTGAATCACAATCGTGATGTCGTTACCTCGTACACCTTTGTATTTGGCTGTAGCATAGTCGTTTGTTGCGGCTACTGCATCTACTGCAAGTTTGTAAAAATAGACCGTGATTGCATTTTTGAATACATCCCGGATACCTTTTAATTTAGGATCCGTATATTCATAGCCGAAGATTTTACGAGAATCCTTTTGTAAATCTTCTAGGGTTACTGCAAACACTTCTCCATCTACACCCCAATCGAGTGCAATTGGTAGACCAACATAACCACGATCACTTAGATTTACAAACGCACGAAGTTTGCTGATAAAGTTATGATACGTACCTGGTAACGTCTTGTTTTGTGCTAAAAACGGTCCTCCGCCTAATGCCATGTTATTTACCTCCTTTATCGAATTTCTTTAGAATCCCTTCCACATCAGCGAAAGAGTATTTTTTGTCATCAGCTAGTAATGCATTTAAAGCATCACGTCTAGCCATATACTTGTTGCTTTTTACGATTTGTGCTTTCGTAAAC